TCTACATATCGAACACAATCGGAAGGCAACAAAAAATACGACTCTGAAATAGATGTTGTAGTCAAAAGTGGAACACAAATTCTTGGAATGTTAATGCTTGCGGGTGGAATCTGCTCCGCGTTGGAAATAGATACGATATCTAAAGCGATATCGAGTATACGGAATTTCCACTGGCTAAGTACTTTGTTTGGTAAAACAGAACCATTGGAACATCAGTGTCTTATGGACAATGGAATTGCGATGGGTGAAGTCGCAAAGGAGATCATAGCAGGTGTGGAGGACGGGGATTTATCTCAGTCGATCCACGCAGATTTAAAGGTTATAATGTATGATCTTAATGGAGATAAGACACAAACAATTGATGACTGCGTTAAATGGGATTTTGTGCCAAACAAATCCTATCGTGACATTGAGTATGTCATGAAGTTGCATTTTAAGGATCACTCCTTAACGGTTGGTGTGACGGCGGCTGTAGTTGCTATGGCCGTTTGTATTTTTGCTGGCACTTTTTGGGCCAAGAAAATGGAAATTTCAAAACAACGCAAAAAGCAATTTGAAGGAAAAGGACACAACACAAATTTATGTGATAAGTGTAAAGACCTTCGTCGACCATGTTGGACAGCCATAGATACTAGTTTACCAGCTGCCATAGCTAATTCTGCACCACGGCGGCGTTATGAGCAAACGGAGGTTGTACCTCGTTCAGATCCAGCACCACAACCGGTACCTCCTACGATTAAGAAGCAGGAGGCTCCTAAGAAACAGGAGGCTAAGAACTCCTATGCAAATGCGGCTAAAGGACTTTTAAATCCAACACCGCAATTACCACCAGTACAAGTGCGGTGTCCTAAGTGTAAAGCCACTGGTTCTAGAACTTGGCTTAGGAATCATATGTACTCTGCACACGGAGATGCTAGAACACTTAGAGCCGCTGAAATAGATAAATATTTGGTTGCGAATGAAAATATTTCTCAAGCCGAGGTTAAACCAAAATCCTCGAGACAAAAAGCGTTAGGCACACGTAAACGTGCCACTGGGTTAGATAATAAATTAGCAAAGGCTAATGCGAGAGATGTTAACCGGAGTGTCGTATTACGACCCGGTAAGTATAGAACACGCAAACCAATGTTTGCAACGAATATTTATGAGGACGTTAAAGCTAAATTAGAACCACTTACAGCGCAGTGGAATAAATTGTCCTATAGAGAGGCGATGGCTGAATGTTTAAAGTTTTGGCGCATACAAAATTTTTATGCTTTAAACATGGACGACAAGTCCAAAGATGAGTTTCGTAGATGTATGCAATCTATGTGTGTGAAGTGGATTCGTGGACGTAACCGTGCGTTACGAGTGAAGTATAAACATGAAAGTATTGAGGAGGACAGTGATGAGGATTTGGCGTTTCAAGATTTAATTGTAGATTTTTTAGACCATGTTGATCCTCTATCTGATTTTTATAATCAGGAGAAATGGAAATCAATATTTTTTTTGCAACAAACGCAAATGGCGAATAAGAATTACGCCGCCCCTAATAATGAGCATTTACGGGATAAGTACACAGTACCTGTGTACCGTGATTCTTTGGAATCTGCAGACACATATGTGTTTAGTTTGTGTAAGGGTTCAGTTCGTAGTGGTACACAACAACAAACTGTATGGATGGCACCATATGCTGATATACAACAATGTAAAGGTTTAAAGTTGTCAATTTTCATTGATGAGCATGGAGTAAAGAAACAAATTGATTTGTGTAATCCACGGCAATTACATGCTTTAGCATATTGGCCAGCTACACTGATATCGGTACCTGGGAAAGTTCCATTAACGGTGGCAGATACAGAAATATCAAATACGGCTGTCACGTCGTATCTTAGATATCATGATTGCGTAACAACCGCGCAGAGTGTTGCTCAGAGAGAAGGTGATTATTTATGTTACCCACATACTACGGTATCAGGAAATTGTGGATCACCTGTTATATCATCGGGCAGAGTTTGTCCGGGAATGTTATTAGGCATTCATGCAATAGGCACGCGACAAGGAGATCGCGTAGAAAATAAGGCAATTTATATAACACCACAGATGGCTCAGATAATGTATGAGAATGTGGTGGATTTTCTAAAATCAAAAAACTAGATGATGCCTATCTGGGGGGCGAAACCCAGATCCGTGTAAGTAAAGAAAAAACCACACTATTGAATTTTGATTTAGATGTTTATTTGAAAGATGAGATGAGAGGGTATCCAGATCATACTCCTTACCAAGCTTTTGAGCCAAAGTGTGGAAGTTATTTTACAATAACTGCTTCTAGTTTTAATATGGATTCATATCCAGCGCCTTTAATAACTAAATTTGGAACTTTATCTCGAAAACAAGACTACGCTGGAGTACACCCAACAATCGAAAATATGTGGGAGGCTATAAGAAAGATGGATAAACCAAGGAAAAAATTTATCAAGTATAAACAATTATGGCAACGCGCTAAGTTTCTAACGGAACAGCATCTTGAAGCGTGCCTAACGGTCGACTATAGCCCATTTCCTACTTTTAATATGACTTCTGCCACGGGTGTGCCGTTCAATGTTTTAGGATACAAAAATAAAGGGGATTTGTTAGCAGATTCTGATTTTTATTCGGAATATATTCATGAACCATGGAAGCATCCAGCTCTATGGCGATTATCCCCAAAATGTGAATTTAAGAAAATTCAGGATATAAAATCGAATAAAATACGGTTGTTTCAACCAGCGCCTACGCAGTTAGTCTTTTGGCAGAAAGCTTTTGGTGCCGCAGATGAATCTATAAAAGTAGTACGACCTGGATACATCAGATATGGAATATCATTTCAATATGGAGGATTCCACGCAATGATAATGGCACATGGAGAGTCATTTGCTGCAGTAATGCGGCG